TGGAGCGGCGAGACGGTAGAAATACCCAAGTCTTACCTGCACGGCCGCAGCCGGGACGACTTCTTTGTGCTCTCTGTTAAAGGTGACAGTATGTACCCCCAGTATATGGACGGCGACAAGGTGCTGATCCTGAAGCAGAGCACCATGAACCGCTCCGGTGAGATTGGAGCCATCATCTATGACGGCGATATGGCTACATTGAAGAAGATAGAATATGTGGACGGTGAGGACTGGGTGAAGCTTATTCCTATCAACCCTGAGTACACCCCTAAGACCATCCGAAACGAGGACCTGGAGCAATGCCATGTTCTTGGCATCCCCCGCCTGCTGGTCCGCGAGATTGAACAGTAAGAAAAGCAGAATAAAACCGATATATTATTTTGACATACCGCAATTCTGCGATATGAATATATTTATTTTCAGAGGAGAAAACAGAAAATGAAAAAGTACCTTCAAAAGAGCATGACCCCCAATGAGCAAGTCACACTGGAAGCCAAATTCCACTGGATCGTCTATCTGCTGCCCGCTGTCTTATTTGTCCTGTTTTTTATCATGGGAATCTCCAGCGGCAAAGAGAATTTTGCAGGTTTCCTCATTTTGGGCATTGTGCTGGCAGTTGTGGCTATGATCCCGGCCTTTAAGTACACCATGTTCAGTGAGCTTGCCGTGACCAACAAGAAGATTTACGGCAAGACCGGGTTTATTAAGACCAACGAAATGGGTTCCCCCATTAAGCAAATCCAGAATGTTGCTGTCTCCAGCGGCCTGTTTGGCAAAATCTTTGGCTATGGCACTGTGGAGGTAACGACCACTTCCGGTGCATATACCTTTCGGTATGTATCCAAGGCTAATGACTTCAAAAACACTGTAATGGCACAGATCGAAAACAGCGAAGAGAACAAAATGGATATGCACGCACAAAAGATTGCCGACGCTATCCATAACACCCAGGGCTAAATAGCCTACCGGGCGCCGGCACTTGCTGCAAACGAATGGTACAACCTATGGACAAACTCTACAAACGAATTGCAAAAATCGGCCGGCAGTATGGCGCGGCCAAGGTGGTGCTTTACGGCTCCCGGGCGCGTGGTGACAGCCGGCAGCGCAGCGATATTGACCTGGCGGTGTACGGTATAGACGACCGAGGACGGCAGGCGCAGCTTGCCCAGGCCATTGAAGACCTGCCTACCCTGCTGGACTTTGACCTGGTTTTTGTCAGCCGGGACACAGACCCCAAACTGTTACAGAACATAGAAAAGGACGGTGTATCCTTAATGAGCAAATATGAAGAAAAGCGGGACAAATTCAAAGACGCAGTGCAGCGCCTGGAGGAGGCCATTGCCGACTATGACAAGCTACCCAATTCCACCATGCGTGACGGTGTGATCCAGCGCTTTGAATTCTGCACCGAGCTGGCGTGGAAAACCTGCCGTGAGTATCTGCTGGAGCAGGGCTATACGGAAGTGAACAGCCCCAAGCCGGTTATGCGCCAGGCTTTTGCTGACGGCCTTGTGGATAACGACCTGGTGTGGGTGGAGATCCTGAATGCCCGCAACCTGACCACGCACCTGTACGATGACGCAGAGGCCACCAAGATCTTTGAGGACATCAAAGACAACTATCTTCATCAATTCCAGGCGTTGGCCGGGAAGTTAGAGTAAATCACAACAAAATAAAAAAAGCCCTACCCTGCGCCAACAGGATAGAGCCGATAAGCAGGATATGCAGTACATAACCCACCCAACATTGGATATTGTACCACATCCCTGCCGATAAATCAAGCAGGGCATTTTTGCGCCCTTTTTTAAGTACAATCTATGGGAGTGGTACAATGAAATATGCAGCGGCATATATCCGCGTAAGTGACGACCGGCAAGACGAGTACAGCCCGGACAGCCAGCTTAAACTCATTCGTGAGTACGCCGGCAGAAACGGCTACTGCGTGCCGGATGAATATGTATTCTATGACGATGGTATCTCCGGGCGTAGCGTAAAAAAGCGCAAGGCGTTCAATGATATGATCGCCTTTGCAAAAAGCAAGGAGCACCCATTCCAGGCAATTCTTGTATGGAAATTCAGCCGGTTTGCTCGGAACCAAGAAGAAAGCATCGTATATAAGTCCATGCTGCGGCGCATCGGCGTGTCGGTGATCTCCATATCCGAGACCATAGACGACTCGCCCTTTGCCCCGCTGATTGAACGCATTATAGAATTCATGGACGAGTATTACAGCACACGCCTATCCCAGGAAGTGACTCGGGGCATGACGGAAAAGGCAAGCCGTGGCGAAGCCATGAGCGCCGGTGCCTTTGGCTATGACCTCCAAAACAAGGTATTCACACCCAACGAGGACGCACCCACCGTGCGGTACATCTTTAATGCTTTTCTGTCCGGCAAAGGCTACCGCAAGATTGCTATGGAGCTGAACGCCATGGGCGTAAAAACCTACCGAGGCAACCCACCGGACAACCGCTTTGTGGAGTATATACTGATGAACCCGGTGTATGCAGGTAAAATCCGCTGGAGCACAGACGGCAGAGCCTCCAGAGACCGGTACAAAGGCGATAACAGCAAGGTTATGTATGTGGACGGCAAGCACCAGCCGATCATAGATCAAGACACATTCGATCAAGTACAGGAGAAGATCATGGAACAGAAAAGACGGTATGGCAAATGGCAGCGCAAGGAGCAGCCTGTCACATTCATGCTGAAAGGACTTTTGCGCTGCGACACCTGCGGTGCCACGCTGACCTATATTGCCGCCAGGGATCCCGCCGTTCAATGCCACAACTACGCCCGGGGCAAGTGCAAGGTGTCCCACTACCTATCCATACGAAAGGCCAACGCTGCGGTGATTGCTGCCATAGAAAAATCTCTGAAGACCCTGGAATTCAATGTGCTTCCAAAGGAGCAGCTGCAAAATGAAGTGGTAGACTACTCGCTACTCATTCGCAAGGAAGAAGAAAAGATCAAGCGGGCCAGTGATGCCTACGATGCCGGGTATGACACACTGGAGGAATACGGCCGCAAAAAGCGAGCATTTCAAAACAAGATTGAAGCGCTCAAAGCCGAGCAGGTCAAGGTCGAGAAGTCACAGAGCGGCGAAATTCCGCCCCAGTTCGTCCAGCAAGCCAGTTTTGTGCTCAATTTGATAAAGTCTCCGGATACAGCGGAAAGCGTCAAGAACGAAGCCCTGCGCTCCATTGTAGATCACATCACATTCAAAAAGCCGGACAACACACTGGAGATATTCTACTATATTTGATGGATTTTTAGCCGCATTTTCCGCCACGAATTGAAAAATAAGTGCGATTTTTGGCTTAACGCCGTCATTGATTGTCCATATTTTTACTCTGTATCTAAATGCAATACAGGCCTCTTTATTGCATTTAGATATAATTAGTATAGATAAAGGCCGAACAGTCTTGTAAACTGCCCGGCCTTTTCTCACATCAGCATTGTCGATATTGGAATTATGCGGATAATGTCACCATTTTGGGCTTTAATGCCAACAGAAAGTTGTTTGTAACGCAGTCCATCATCCACTAAAACAGCTTCGATGATCACATAGTCCGCAGTTTCAACCAAATCTTTGGTATCTTCCACAATCATTTTTCATTCCTCCTTTGTTTTTCGTTATACTACAACGAGACAATGATTGTCAATACCTTTCACTAATATTAAGTAAAAAAAGCATATATGAAAAAGCCCATCGGATAACCGGTGGGCTTTCTGTTTCACTTAATAAATTTATGATTGTCTGCGCATTCCCAGATACACAGCCAGCCGGAGGGGCAGCGTGCCCACAGGTTGCCGGTGGACAGCAAACGAATATCCGTCAGGGTAACGGCGGTACCTTTCTTCAGATATGCGTCTGCTTTAGGATTAGACGCGGTAGCGTGGGCCTTGCCGTTCTCCGTCAATTTTCCCACGGTTTTTCGCCCACTGGCAGCGCCTGCGCCCTTGTAGATTCCCCGCACAGCTGTCAAATGATATGTGCCGGGTTTTACGGTGGGTGCCGTGGGCGCAGACTTGCGGTAATGTATATCCTGTGTGGAATACGCCAGGCGCACATCGCGCTTTGGGGTAAACAACCACAGGGAAAGCACATCGCCTTTCAAGTCAGCCGGGCGAACATACACCTCTCTGCCGTTTTTCACCCGCGTGTATTTGCGGCGTGCGGCAGTCAAAGTGAACTTGCCGTCATACCAATACGGGTCCAAAATAATTAAATTGCCGTTTTTGTCGATGCCTGCGGCCAGCACATAGTGCCCGCTGTTGGAAAAGAGCATTTTGCCTCCGCCGCTTACATTGATAATCGCCTTATAGCCCTGTTTCAGATGTGCCACCAGCCGGTCCATATCTGTGGTGATGGCGTAGTCCAGACCGTATTTTTCTTTCATATACCGGGCCACCACGGCCATATCCGTGCCTTCCGCCGCCCGGGCACCCATACCCAAGCAGCGATGGGTCCACTGCCGGGTATTGAACACTCGAGTGGTGGAATTGCGCAGCGCCATTAAGGAAGCACACACCCCACAACCGCTGGTATAAACGCAGCCGGAGGTGCCGTACCGATAAGGGTGGGCCTTACTGGGGTACGGTATGCCCTTGCAGGCAGTGGTCGTCTGCCGGCAATAATAAAGTGCAGACATCAGTCACCCTCCTGTTCCAGGGTCTCCGCCACGCTCTCGTCCTCTGTGGCGCCCTCTTGTTGCAACACCCGCAGCACCTCATCTGCCTGGCGGGCGCAGCAGGTAAAGCTGTTATTCTTCCACCAGGCAGCCATGGAAGCCGCTACTGCCACCACCGTTGACACGGCGGTGTAGACTTCATCGTCAGAAAAGGGCAAGGGGTTCTTGCCAAAGGCATTGAGCAATACATTCAGCAGAGATACCGCCAACACGGCGGTTCTTGCGATGGTTCCTGCGGTTACTTTCATTTTTTAGTCCTCCTTCTGCTCCTCCGGGAGCGCAATAATCTCATTATAAAATCTGGTCATCATACCATTGCCGCCCAGGGCATGATATGCGTCATACACCTTGACCATGGCTTCCTTGGCGTACAGGGGGCAGTAGCCCCGCTCGGTATGCTTGTCGTGCTGCCGTATGATCTCGGCACGCAAAATGGATTGCAGGCCATTTTCAATGGCAATATACCGGGCTGTGGTGACTTCGTCAATTGCTTTTTTGCTTTTCCTCCTTGCGATCAGGGAAGCGATCACAGCGGACACAGCGCTGCCTACCACCGTGGACACGGCAGCAGTTAGGGCGGCCGTAACGAATGCACTATACATCGGTCTCACCCCCTTGCAGGGCGTTAATCTCCGCACGGTACGCAGCCCGCTGCCGGCGGATCGGCGCATATTCATCTTCGGACAGCGCACCGTCCGTGTACTTCAGACAGAGGTAATCCGTCTCCGCCAGCTCGGACTTCAAAAACGCAATGCGGCTTTCTGTCTCCACATTCATTTTGCCACCCCCAATATTTCAACTTGCGTGCCTGCGCCAATTGTTCGTCCATTGGTTGGGAAACCTAACGACTTAATCGCACCGTGAGCCTCCACATCCTTGAATATGTTGAAATTAACCTTGTTGCTAAGCCATATACAGCCTTTTTCCATGACATCAGCTGGGTTGAAGCCACTTGACTTATCTGATTTGTTTTGCATTACACGCACCATGTCAGCAGTCAATTCAACCTCTGCAACAACGAAGCTTCCCTTATCTTTTGCAACATCGAAACGAAACGCATTGGGTATGTAAGTCTCAGATGTGTACGAATTCAAATATACAGTTTGGTCTCCGGCACTACTATTGGTAGTAGTTCCAACGCTAACCATGCGCAACTTAATTTTTCTGCACGGCTTAGACAAAATCCAGTTTTGCTTGTCCGTTGTATCGGCGTCAAATGTCTTGGAAAACACAGGCTCCCAGGTCTCAGCAGAACCGGTTTTATCCGCAGTCAGCAGGGTGACCGTCCCGCTGCCGTCTGTCGCTCTGCGTAAGACGGCCAGGCCAAAATCAGATTGTGTGACTGTGGCACACTCCACGCCATCTTCTTCAAAGAAAGACACCAGCGCCCCACTGCGCAGGACTAAGGCATGATCGCCGCTTTTGGCATCGTCAGCGTGCAATGTAATGGTGCCATGTGTGTCATAATCCACATTCAGCACATAGGGGCAGAACTCAGAGATGTTCCACCATTCGTGTAAGGTGACCGCATCGCCTGACGCTTGTGCCAGAGTGCCCACCCAGCTGGTAAGTTTGGCTTGCAACTCATCACTTAACAGGTTCTCTGTGACCGTTTTTAGAGCCAGCCGCATGCCGGTTATTGTACGCGGCTTAATATGCTTGCCCTCCACAGACAGGGACTCGATCTTATCGCCGGTAACGGCACCGTCCGCCAGCTTGTTCGTAGTCACAGAGCTATCCGGGATCTCCACCTTGGCGGCAATGTCGGTTTTGTCCGTGTCCGTCAGCACATAGTCCTTGCCATCAGCGCCTGCAGGACCAGGATCACCTTTTGGTCCTTGTTCGCCCTGGGGGCCTTGCTCACCTTGTGGGCCTTGCGGGCCCTCTGCGCCCGGCTCCCCTTGGGAACCCTGTGGGCCCACTGCACCATCTTTTCCCGGTTCGCCCTGCGGTCCTCGCTCTCCATCTTTACCAGGAGCGCCCTGGGGACCCGTGTCACCCTTTGGGCCTTTAATGTTCACCGGTTCCGGGTTGTCCTTCCCGCCGTCATTGGTCCAGCTGATCTCGCCCGCTGCGGACACGCTGGGCGTATAAGTGGTGCCATTCACACCCTTACCAATATCCTTGAGCAGTGCCTGCACCTTGGCGTAATAAGACTCCAACTCCGTTGGATCCGGTGCGTCCGTCTCCACAGCTGCCGGGTCATAAGAACCAGGGCGCACATAAAACACGCACGGCTCCGGGCTTATACGCTGCACCAACTGCTCGCCATCCACGGCATAGCCGTAAACGCCCAGGCGGCACATTCCCTCTTGCAGCGGCGGGGCGAAGCATTGTCCATCCACCACAGTGGCAAACTGGCCGTTCATGCACACCCGCACGACCAGATCGGCGTATGCCGGGTCCAGCTCTACCACACAGCGAATCTGATTGACATTCTCAGCTGTCACCGGGTCTTTGTTTTGTAAGATCACCGCCTGCTGGGTGACCTTAATATTTAATGTCTGCATAAAATCCTCCTTTTTGACATAAAAAAACAGCGTGTCTTAGCCGCCGTTTGCAGTTGACTGCAATTTGTATTTTACATGAGGCTCACCTCCAATAAAAAGGAGCAGGAATAGACACCTGCTCCAACTGACTATTTTATTTTGCGTTCACGCACGGCTCGTGCGCCACTCAAAAAGCCCATTATGTAAACGCTCAAAAGCGATCGGCTGCATCTCCACTGCACATCTTCTGAACAATCGGAACGATATGCATCACGGTAACAAAGTCTCGCCCTTTCCAAAATGTCCACCGTTGCTATATCCGACAGGCGTATAGCCTCATCGATGTTGCAACGACAACTAAAATTCTCATGTGATTCCATCATGGCCTCCTATATGCATAACAGACGGAAGGTTTCTCTCCCCTTGGGTGTTACCAATGTTTGAGTGCCTGCCCATTTTGTTTTATCATTATAGGATTCTTTGATTTCAAACAATCCTGCATTCTTGTCCTCATACGGCATTAAGCGCCCGCGTTTATCACGGTATAAATATTTTTTGTCTAACAGGAATGCAATAAAGGTCTTAGGACCGATTCCCAGTTGCTTTGCGGTTTCCCGAAAATTCGTAAGCAAATTACGACTTACCAATTCATCAAAATATTCTGCCTTTGGTTGCATTGTTTGTACCGCCACCGTAAGTTTTGAATTCTCCTGCATAGCCGTTCTTAAATTCTGCTCCGCCATACGCAGCGCCCGGGACATTACCATTTCAGGCGTATTCCAAGCATTTTCCAGCTCGATAAAATACAAGCGTGCCTGTTTACCTCTATCATTGCGCTGGAGCATACAGAGCTCCTTAGCCATTTCAATGGTCAACTGCGCATCATTTCCCGGCCTACCGCGCTCGCCGGTATTTTCGCACAAAAATGTGCGAAAATCATTGCCCTCCACAAATCCATATTCGCACATTCTTGGAAACCAGTTGCGAAATGAGCTTTTCACTTCCAAGAATTTATGCAATTCTCTTGCCGACACCGTTGGCCTATCGCCATCGTAATTCACTTTGATTAGCTCGTTCATAAACAAAAACTCCTTACAAAATAATCTTGCAAGAGGCCCTCGTATTTGGTATAATAAATCTATCAGTGGAGAACCTCTGCTGCTGTTTAGGGATTTGCTTGTGCTTGGTCGTGTAAGCAAATCTCTTTTTTCTTTTCAAAAAACGCCACATAATGCCGTTTCCTATTTTCGCCCAAAAATGGGCGAAAATACCGATTCACATTTTTTGATCATCCAGTGCTGTAATTGCGTCCATAACTTTTTGCGTTTCTTCTGCCGAAAAATCATAACGCAGTTTTTTAGAAAAAGTGCAATCGCTCATGCCCAGATAATCCGCGACTTGCCACAGTCGCAAACCAGAACGAATAATTGTACTTTTGATTTCTGACCCCTTCATTTTCGCACCTCCTTTCGCATTTGATGTCATCATAATATCATTTTCGCAGTATTATGTCAACAACATCAGCAAAATATTTTTTTGTCGTTTTATTGTTGACATATTCCCTCTTATGTGCTATTTTTAATTTAGACACAAAAACAATTATATTGAGGTGTTGAAAATGACGAATATTAACTACAAGGAAGTTGGCAATAGATTAAAACGACTGATTGCAGAAAAAAATATGAACCAAATTGAGTTTGCAAAGCTCTGTAATGTGAGCGAAGCTACTTTGCGATTGCATATTCGCGGTGAAATAAAGAAAGGGATCAACTGTGATTGCTTATATGCATATAGCCGGGAACTCAATGTTTCAATGGAGTATCTACTTACAGGCGTTGAAACAAAGAAGCCCATTGCAATAAAGTATGTAGACATTATCAATGCAATCAACCTCTTGATCGATGCATTTGGGACCGAAATTATCAGCCCATGCAGTGAGGAGTTTGCGGACTGTTTATACATTGCAGATGAGGCTATCCAAACCTACTTGGAAAAAATCAGGCTTAACGGACATATTCGCGAAGATCTTGAAAGAATCAACGAGGGTGAAACATACAACAAAATGCGTAGAGAGTGGGCAGGATTATCTTGCAACAGATATAGTCACACTACAAAGAAGATCATCCCCTACGATGACGATGACGACAACTTGCCCTTCTAAGTCAAAAAGGCTTTCGTCTACAAACAGACGAGGGCCTTTTTGTTTTTCTTGCAATCTGCGGGGAAGTGTGGTATGGTGGGGAGTGAAAGGAGAGATGGAGATGAAGTCTAAGGCCAAAGTGTGGATCCTTGTTGTGACCGTTGTAATGGCGGTGGGGGTCGGTATCGGTGTGTGGGTGCACTATGATCGAGTGCATGATCAGGAGACAGCCAGTCTGGTAGATCACGCTGTATCCAGTGCACTGGCTGGTGTTACTACACAGCCCACAGAGACCACTACAGAACCGGCAGCCACAGAGGCGACCGCAACCACAACAACTACAAAGCCCACAACCACTAAGAAGAAAAAGAAGAAGCATACTACCACGCAACCGCAAGTAGTGTATCGCACCGAAAGGAATGGCACAGTAGCCCCAGCCGCAATAAGAGAAACAACCGAATCAACGGTGCCGAAGCGTCCTGCTGACGCGCACTTTGATCCCATACCTTCTGACGATGGATATTACTGGGACACAGCTTCTTCTCGAGACGATCCGTTAGAAGAAATATATGTCGATGAAAGCGGCAGGCATTTCTATTTCAAAAAGGGCGATAAATCCACTCCAAGAATATATATTGACTAATAACTCTAAAGCGGCTGTTCCAGTGCGGAGCAGCCGCTTTGCTGTTTATTGCAATTTTGCTTTCAGCGCGTCCACTGCGGCTTGCAAAGCGTCCAGTTGCTTCTTTTGATCTTGGATCAACTTAAGCATTGCCGGTATCATGATACGATCTTGCCAGCTTTCAGGTCTCCCTTCACTGTCATAGATCACTGCGTTGGGGTAATGCTTGTCCAGATCCTCTGCAATAACGCCGATCTGCGTCCCGCTGACCAATTCGTTGTCCTTGTATTCTGGCTTGTAATTGTACTGGCACACCTGTACATCGTAAAGACCGTTTGGATCCAGCACAGCGTCTTCTACCGGTTTGATATTCTCTTTGTATCGTTTTGATGAGTTTGCGGTTGTAATAACGCCGCTTGTGTTTACAACCAGTGGAATGGTTCCGCTTGAAGATTTAAAACTCAGTCTAATATCGTCTTGTACCGTCAGTTTGCCTCTGATTGTCGTGGCGTTATCAATCCATATACTCTTCCCGACAAGGTATAAAACATTATCGCCACCATTCGCACTAAGCACAAACCCGCCTTTTGATTCAATCGTATCACGGTACGCAGTGCTTCCGCTAAGCGTCCAACTCACTTTAGACAGTACAAATCTGGTTTCAACCGAATCTTTCGATCCCGCTTGTATACACAAGTTGCCATTCTGCTGCATTCTTAAGCAAATATCTCCGCCTTCTAAATATGTTTTGGCTCCGTGCTCATACTGACCGTATCCAATTACAAGGCTGTTACCACCAGATGCAGCATTAATGATTTCATATCCGGCAAGATCATATATTTTTTTGTAGAATTGTACATCGGCATCAAATTTGGTTTTCCCTTCCACCGATAGGGCCCCGCTCACATCTACCGAACCATTGCATACCATATCGCCGCCCATCGTTACATACCATGTACCAGTATATGAACCGTTGCTGTTCTTTTTTTGTGCAGAAAACACCCAAGAGCCTTTGGTAGTTGGCTTTTGAATGTATGCACGATAACTACCCAAATCCGCATACAGTTCTCGGTCGGTGATGTTCCACCCGGCGATCGTGCCTTTATCCGCAAGGATCTCAATACCGGAGAGTCTACCGGCTGAAATGTCCGTAGCATTCAGGTAATACTGGTTGGTTTTTTTGTTGTAGTACACCGCAAAGTCCTTAAATGGGCCTTGCAGTCCGGTGGTAGAAACAGCCATGCCGTTCTTATTCAGCAGCAGGCAGCGTCCTTTGGTCTTGCCCTCCGCTGCCGGGTACTCTCCGATATAAAGCGCGTCTGACACACCATCGCCGTCCCGGTCGATCAAAGCAGCGTAACCACCAACTGCGTTCGTGATAGAATCCGTGGCGTCCTGAATGCGCTGCGCCAACGGCGCTGTGACCTGCTGCATAGCCTTAGAGATCATGCGGGAAAGAATGCTTCCGGCAGAGCTGCCCTCCTGTTCTGAACGGGCATGGGCGGCCACATCCATAGTGACGGAGCCATCATAATCATACTCCACACCCATCAAGGGGATATGGTGATCGCCGGTATCGTCCCGGTAAGTGATCACATCAAAACTATCCAGCGCCGGATTGGCCGTGAGCAATGTCATACTTCCCGGTCGGTACTGTATGCCCAGGTCAAATACAGTCTCACCCTGGTCGCCATCATCTATGTAGATCATATCGGATACAGCGTTAAATACTTTTTCCGCTTGGGCCTGGGTGGTGATCAGCGGATTGTCGAAATACAGCACCTCGCTGTTGACCGACAGACTATCTGGTGCAAGAATATTCTTATTCCCATTGTTGCAACTGATCCCCAGGTAGGTTTTGTCCGTCTCTGCCAGAGAGACCTCTGTGACTGTGTCGTCTGTCACCGTGTATTCTGCCGTACCATCATATACCTGGGCGAAAGTATCTACTCGCAACTTGCCCTCTCGGTCAAAGACGGCAGCACAGCCGCAGAACCCAGCCACATAACCGATGGCATCATTCACATTATAGGCAGTGACCTGCTGCTTGCCGTCCTCGTCTGTTTCCGTACCGCAGAGCAAAGAAACATCTACCGTGCCAAAGCCGGAGACCTTGCTCTCCACGCCGGGAGCCAACTCAAAGTTACCCTGGCGTGCCAGGTCTTTTAAGATTGCCAAAGGGGTCTGCTGACCGCTGATGGCGGCAGAATACGGCATAGAAAGATCATACATGTGGTCGTACATTTCCAAAGTGGTACATTCGCCGGACCGAGTGACCTTTTCCGGATAAAACACGCCCATTGGCACCCACTCCACTGCACCGTTGACCATACAGCCAAAGTACACCACGGTTTTCTGCCCGCGAAGCACGGCACCGGCGGGCACAGCCCACAAAACGCAGTTACACCCACAGGAGTAGGATTTTGCCAGCGCGTAATCATCATGGCTGATACTGCGGTCAATATTCAGCTCCATAATGTTATTTTGCTCATTTGGGCTTGTAGGATCCGTCTCATCGTTGTAGCCAAAAATGAAATTGCCACATTTAACCTTCACATAGATCCGTTCACCGTTTTTGATGGCTTGGTTAAACGCTGTGCTTGTCTTGTACATAAAATACTCCTTTAGCGCTCGATGGCGTCTACTTTGTAGTTGATGAAATACCGGCAATTCCTGGCACCGGAATAGGCTGTCCAACTGGGCGTACCAAAGTAGCAGTTGAACGAAAACACCGTATTCCCGGAAGTATCCTCCAGTTTAATAGAATGCCAGGGCTTACCCGCATTGTTGATCACGCCGTTTAGCTTGTCCAATTCCGCCCGGGTCAAGGGCGGAAAGGACAACTGCCTTGTTTTTTTGACCTGAACGATACTGCCGTTCATATAAGCTGACTTGGAGCGGCCCGTGTTAGAGGACCACACCTTTTCATCTGAACAGGATATGGCATTGAATGATGGGTTTGGCATTTTTGTGCCGTCAATATATAGTGGCATACCGTCCCTCCTTACGCTGTGGCCGTAACTGGGTCACGGCCTTTCTTTTCTGTTTGGTTCACATCGTCCAGCACCACCGTGCTTAAATGCTTACCGCCCACATATACCGGGATCGTTACATTGACCGCCTGCCCGCTGCTACCCAGCATTTGCACCATCATTGCAGCTACCTTGCTGATCCACTGGGTGTTTCGCTCCAAAGGCACAACAGCCTCGGCGCCTTTACCTTCCAGCAGACCGACCTGGCCTTTTTTCAGCACGCCGCCCTTTTCCAGCTCTGGGATAGTGGGTATAGAAAACAACTGGTACTGGCCGTTGGTCACGCTCACGCCCAGGGCGCTAAGCACATTAGACAGTGTGCTGCCAACGCTAATCAGCAGCTTGTCATTGATCTTGCCAACCATATTGTTGACCAGTTTGATCACACCGTTTAAGGGGCCTTTGAACGCATTGGTAAAGGTGGCTTTCAAATTCTTCAGGCCGTTCTTTAAGCCGGTCACGATCTTACCGCCAAGGCCGGTGACTTTTGATACAACGCCATTTTTCCCGGTAAAGAAATTAACAACGCCGTCCTTAAATCCTTTGAATTTTTGGCTGACCTTTTTCCACAGATCGCCGATACCGTCAAACAGACCTTGGGAAATAAAGCCGCCCTGCTTTTTCATAACCTTAGACGGCGATTTGATCTCAAACGCTTTTTGGAAACCATTGATAAACGGTTGGAAAATGTGTTCCTTAACCCACTTCCATGCATCTCCAATGCCGTCAATGATGCCGTCCCAAATGCCCTGGGCCACATTGCCGCCGGCTTCTTTGATCTTGTCGCCAAAATAGGACTGTATACCGGACACAGCGTCAGAGATAAGCTGTCCCAGGAATGCACACAGGCCGCCTAAAGCTGCACCAAGCGATTCAAACAGAGCGCTTGCCATTCCACCAAAATCAATACCGCCTATGAAGTTTTCCAGCGCTGTTGCAAGCCCGCGCCAGTCCAGGTTTTCCAGAAATCCGGAAATGATCTTGAACACACCGCTGATTGCATCGGACAGGGTCTTTGCCACCTGTCCCCAATCAATGGTGTTGAATATACCGTTCAGGTTTTTAGCAAAGCCTGCGCCAAGAGCTGCAAAATCGAATGTGGTCAGAAAGGTATCCAGCGCACCGAATATGGTATTTACACCGTTGCCGACAATCTGTCCGGCGCCCTCCCAGTCGAAGTCACGGATGAAGCCGTTTAGGCTCTTGGCAATACCGCTGACAGCGCCGTTGACTTTGTCCTGTATGCCTTTCCAGTCCAGAGCGTTGATCTTGCTGATAATCTTATTGCAAGAACCGGCGATCTGTTCGCCGATCCCCTCAAAGTTGCCGCTTTTCCACAGGTTCTTGATCTTGTCCAGATATTGGGAAAACTTATCGGAAGCCGCAGGTGTGGCGGCGGCAGTGGATCCGGACGAAGCGTCACTGTCCTGCTGGTCATCGCTTACCTTTGTGATTTGATCGAAGCCGTACAGCTCGTTTTTTGCTTTTGCCAGCTTTTTGGTTTCTTTCGTTGTTTTGCTTACGGCGGTAGCCGTAGCATTCACTTGTGAAGCGATCCCCACAGAGGACAGCAAGCCGCTAATGGCATTAGCCACACTCATGGCATAGGGCATGAGCTTTTCAAACAGCCCCACAACCACATTGATGGCCGGTGCCAAAGCATTTGCAAAAGCATTTTTCAAGGCTTCTACACGGTTATTCAGAGCCTCGTTCTGACTTAAATATCCGGTGATCACCGAGCGCAGCTCGCCGAAAATGTTTTTACACACTTTCAGCCCCAACGATACCACACCTATACGGCGGATAGACTTGACCACATTCAACAGGGACTTGCTGGCCGTACCGGAAGAAGCACGCATATTTTTCAGGTGACTATGCACCTTGCCGAAAGCGGCGCCCGCTGCAGATCCGATATTTCCAAATATGCCCTTTAACCCGGAGAAGCCCTTTTTCAGTTTCCCTGCTGCGGAAACATCACCGGTTTGCTTGAGCTGCTTGCTCATACTCTTAAGCGCAGGAGCATTTCTGGATATAGACGATTTCAAGTTGGAAAAGCGGTTGCTTTCCGTTGCTATATCCGCATTGGTTTTGTTGATCTGTCCCGTGGTCTGTGCCATTGCACTCTTCGCTTTGAGAATCTGCGAAGAGGTTTTGCGGATTTCATTTTTCAGCTTGTCCAGCGTATCCGTTTTTAAATTATTCGGATTCAGGCCAACCTCTTTCAGCTCGCTGTCAAAGACTTCTAAATCGTTCTTTATACGATTGATAGCCGCCCGCTGCTGTTCAATCTGATTGATCGTCATGCCGCTGGTCGACGCTGTTTCCATTTTGTGGATCCAGTCTACCATCTCCTGATACTGACTGCTTACACCGGCGATGCCGTCCTTATAGGACTTCAAAAACTCCTGCTGTGCCCGGTAAGTGGCTGTTACCTCTTTTAAGCGGCTGGACAACTGCTTGTATGTTTCGTCCTGGCTGTGCAGCTGATCTTTCAGCTGTCTGGCTTTTGCCGTATACTCGGATATTTTCGCAGCACTGCTCATAGCGGCCTGCACATTGCGCTCTTGGCTCTTAATAAGCGTATCCACCTGCTTTCCCATCTTCCTTGTATCAGAAGAGGCGGAAGACATTGCCTTGGCAGTCACCGTCTTAATTTTATCCGTCACGCCGGACAGCTGCTTCAGCTCGGCTTGGAGAGAGGCCATGCTCTTTTTGTACTGGCTAATATCCGCAGTAAATCGTGTTACCAATTCCTGATCCACAAAATCACCTCCTTTTCTTGTTTTTCAATCGTTAAAACTGATCAAAGTAGGCCATTGCTTTGGCCGCTTGAATATCCAGCACATCATCCTTTGTCCAATAGGGGAAAAGGTCATACACTGCGCCCACATCCTCCCCGGCAACCGCAGCGGCGATAACCCCGGCTTGGATATAAGCGATTTGTGACAGGTTTTGATACTGCCTTTTCTCAAAATCACGATGGAACAGGATGTAACGCTTTAGTTCTCCATAGGTCATGGCGAGAATAACGGAGAACGACAAGCCATAAGCGTTGGCCTCCAGGATCATATCCTCCGTTGTGCAGTAATTACTCCCGAAAGGAAGTGGACGGCTTATCCTCACTCTCTGTGGACTTCTCCACGCCGTCAAACGCAGCGTTGACCATCTTTTCAATGCCGGCGGAGAGCTTCTCGGCCTGCGTATCGCTCAGTAGACCGGACACATTGGCCAGCTGAAAGAGAATGCTTGAAAATGCGTCCACGCCGCTAACGCCGCTATCCACCAGCGCGTCATACAACGCCTCACCGGTCAGATCGCCGTTGGGATCATCGTTAAAATGCAGTGCCTCATCCAGCACAGCCAGCAGCCGCTCCGGATCACTGGAAGCGCTCAGGATTACATCCAGGGCGTCCTCCTTAAATCTATTTTTCAGTCGCAGCTGGGCAGCTACAGTCAAACGCAGGTGCACAGTCTTGCCGCCATTCAGCTGCAAATCGTATGTTCTGGTTACAGTATGCTGATTATTCATTGCTTACCTCCTAAAAATGAGGGAGACGGTCTCCCGCCTCCCGAATAATCGATTTACGCGGCGGGGAACTCTCTGCTCCAGTCGCCGTCCAGCTTGTAAGAGACAGTAGCCTCCATCAGGCTGTTTACGCCCGGTCCCTTAATCGTCAGGCTGGGCACCCCAGAGTTGTTAAACTTGGTGCCGTCCGGCAGCTTAACCATAATGGGTACGGACACACCGGCGTCCTCCAAAGTTGCCAGCACCCGATAATCCGATGTGGCGTCCTTTGCGTTGTACAGAAAAGTCACCTCAAAGGCGTCTGCTTTCTTGCGAATACCGGTAATGCTGTGTTCCACATCATCGTCATAGCAAGTGGCGTCCAGTTCTTCCCGTTCGCCCTTGGTCAGATCGCCGATTTGGGTGGCGTAGTTCAGGCACTTGGCTGTGGGGCCGGTATAGTTGGGATATACCTCAATGCCTTTGGACGCAAGACCGCGTTCCGGCTTTGTTTCGTTCATATAAAATCCTCCTTAATCTATCAGTCGATTGGTTCTTGTGTCTACCCGACGGCCGTAACGCAATGATTTGCGCAAATAACCGCTGGGGTCGTGTAAGAGCGCGTCCGAGGACGCAAATTGCCGGATCAGGCCCAGCGAGGTCAAAGCCTCGTCTACCTTTTCCGTCAATTCCAACAGGTCCGGCAAGGTCATAAACCACAGATCCACCTGATAGGCGATCACATCTACGCACGCCAGTTCCGTGCCTGTATTGGTGATCTCATAAAATGTGATCAGGTTACCTGTCGGTTTGCTCTCCGGAAATGCCATCTTAATGTCATAGGGAATGTCCGACTGTACGGATTTTAAGGTATCCCGGATCACTGCACGGTAGTTTTTCACTTGATCGCCTCCTGTATAGCGGTACCATAATGCTCTGCAATCACCGACTGCATTTCCTGCATGCCGTTATACATAAAGAGCGCCGGCAAGCGACCTTTTAGTCTGCGAAAACCGTAACCTGGTATATACGCAGTCCAAGGCTCGTGCTTGCGCACAATACCCAGCTCACTGTCCAGCGGTGTACCCTTTTCGTCACCCACAGGCCCGGTTCCGAATTCCACATAGGCCGCATACTGCATATTGGTACGGCTGCCTGCGGTCACCCGATCACCGTCACGCTCGCAAAAGGCGGCGATGGACTCCCGCAGCAGTCCGGTGTCCTCCGGGCAGTTGCTGCGCTGGCGGCCGGCCATATCCTCTGCGTCCTGCAGCATTTGCCGTTCCAAGTTGTCCAGCAGATGATCTGCGGTGCGTTGCAGCGTCTTGGCATAGGCACTCAGCTTTTCAATCTCAATGTTTGTTTCCACCGGGTGCTCTCCTCTCTGTGGCATTCGCTGTCAACAACCGATAATGCAGGAACTGCTGCACGGTCTCCACCTCCAGCCAGCCAATACCCTCTACCTGTACCAGGTCGCCGGGCTGCACGCCCACAGGGTCATACAACACGGCTTGATACCCGGCAGACAGCACCCGCCCCCGCTCCTCAATAGGGGCAGAAGCAGATACCGGCTGCCAGCACAAATACAAAATGGCAGGTGTAGCACTGTATGTGTTCTGCTCAAAGTCGTAAGCACTGTCTCTGATCGTCTGTGCGGAGAAAATCCGTGATTTTACAGTCCACGACTTAGGCGTTTTTGCTTTCACCGGTGCGCACCTCCCTGTATCTGTTGTACGGCTGGAGCAGGTCGGCAATGGCTGTCTCCTGCTCCGCAGGGGTGGTATAGGTCTCGCTCATAGATACGCTGCCCTCTGTATAGGACGCACTCTTTACACCGTAATCCCGATCCTGTATAAAGCAGTTCAGGTGCACAAAAGCCAGTTTGGCCAGTGTGGTGGCCGTTACCACCGGCGGCAGCTCTTGCGTGCCCAAATAGGTCAGGCAATCGTCCTCTGCCATGTCCAAAAACAGCTGTAAATCCAGCTCTTCACCGGCGTGTGCGTACCAGGTCTCGCATATCTTGTCATATCGCCCGGCAGCGGCCCGCAGCAGCCGCAGGGCCTTACTTTTCATCTCATCAGTCAAAACATATCACCCCATAAGAAAAGGCGCCTTATTTGGCGCCCTTTTTTGTATCCTCTTTTTCTTGCAGCTGCCAACCGGCATTCAAATAAGCCGGCAGACAACTCCGATCAATGACCACTTGGGTCTTGCCCTGTACAACGGTTACCTTTTCCATTTGTACCTCCCCGGGCTTAGCCCTGCACCTTGACGATCATATTCTTGTCCAGCGTGGTCACGCCGTACAGAATATCAAAGGATACGGTGTCGATCTTGTGGGTGCTGTCGTAGTCAAAGACCACACGCACACCCAGGCCGTCCGCAGAAGCCACATAGGCGTTCTTGTTACCCATCGGCAGATCCATAGGACGGGTCACCAGTGCCACGCCGTTGCGGTGGAACCCTACGGAAGTGGGTGCAGAAATCACCGTAGCGTCTTTGTTGGTCAGCGCGGCATGGAGCGGCTGGTCAATAGCCACCTCGGCCACCGCGCCGCTGGCAGCCGTAGCATCTGCGGCAAAATGGTACACATAGCCGTCCACAATAAAGCAATCGCCCTTTTTCACCGTGGCAGTAGCAGCAGTCACAGAGGACAGCGCCACCTTGCTCTCACCGGCAGTACCACTGACCTTATAAGTCTTGGCAGTGCCAACGGCATTGTCCAGATAACCGTAGGGATACGGTGCGTTCTGGCTCATGTAGGTGTCCATGGTGTACACCTTGCCCAGCTCTGCCTCACGCAGGGCGGTACCATCGCCGGCATAGGATACCTTGGACATATTGTCGTCCGTTGCATAGAGCACCTTGTGAGAGGGGTTCAGCACCAGGCGGCGGTTCTGTACCGGCACACCGGCAAAGTCCAGATAGCTGCCCACCTTGGCAATATCCTTAATGGGCTTGGTTGCGCTCTCTCCGGAAGCGGTCACGGTGCGACCGGCGCCCTCTACGGCAGTCGCCAATACATCTGCGTCCACCGCGCTGGCGATGGCGGTCATGGCCGGTTCGATCACCTGAGCAGAGAAGTCGCGCAGATCCAAGGACATTTCCTTAGAAGTGATCTGCACAGTCACATCGCGCAGCCGGTCCATCTTCACGGGTACACCGCCCTCGTTCAGATCCTGGGGATCCACAGCGCCGGTAAAGTTCTTGGCTACAAACTTGCTGGGGCGGCGGGCGGTAACCGTGTCGCCAACCTTCACAAATTCGTTCTCATAGTCCCGGTGGACCAGGTTAGCCATCACCAGGTTGTTTTTCAGTACCATCAGTGCCTCATTGGCAATGACATTGGGTGTTAAAATCGTATTCGGCATTTCTTATTCCTCCTATTAGCCGTTCTGTTTTCTCCACGCCTCATAGGCGCGGAAGTCTGTGGGCGGTACATTGTCGCCCGCTGCTTCCTTACCTGCCGGCGGCAAGTCCTTGCCCCGCAGGTTGGCGGTTGTGGCGGCCTGTACTGCCTCTTGAAATGCGGCGTCAAAAATCTCCAGGTTCTTTTGCGAGGCAGTGGCGTCATTCCCGGTCAGGATTGCGGCAAACTGCACAGGCAGCTTACGCTGGAGCAGCTCAGCCGCAACAGCCGTTTCCAGCTGCTTCTTGGCAAAGGCTGCCTTTTCCTGTTCAAATGCCTGGCGATCCTTGGCCAGGTTATACCGCTCTCGCTCCTCTTTGTTCATACTGGATAGTTTTTTGGCTTCGTCCGCCTGCTCTTTGGCGCTTTCTTCCCACTTGGCTCTGGCCGTGGCAAGCGCCTTGCTGACCCTGCTGTCAAATTCACTTTGGAATTTTTTGTCTTTCAGCAGTTCGTCAAAGGTCGGAGTGGTGTTGCCCCCATCGGAGTTGGCGTCGGTGTCGCCCGCTGCCCCCTCTGCGTTGGTGTCTGCTCCATTTTCGCCGGTATCTTCGGCAAACAGCTGGAGGTTCAGCGGCAGGCGTGCGCACACCCGGCTCTGTTCTCTGCTGTTTTCCATCTCGGCATTGTGTTTTGTCATTGCTGACTCCTTTCCCAAACCGTGCGCTGCCGGTTCGTTAAATGATATATCCCACAGGCATAGCCTGAAAATGGGTATAAAAAGAGCAGGGTCGCAATCTGCGACTCTGCTTTCCGTGGATTATGATTTTATTCCATTGCATCCAGCCATTCCTCAGGGCATTTCCCGTCATAAAAAGTATCAATGGCTTCCTGTAGTATCTTTTTTCGCTCCTCTTTACTGATTTCTCTATGTCCAACTACCGTTGCCTGTGGCACATCATTCCAGCGTGGAGCGGTAAACAGCTTCTTTTCTTCCATAATTCACTCCTATATTTCACGCAAGAAAATTTTTACCATCTGTTCTTTCTGAACAACATTGAAAACTTCAAAACTACTATTCCGTTCATAGAGCACTTCCTGCTCATCTGAATTGACGGAACGAATATCCCGTCCGTTCTTGCTGTACGGAATATAGATCTGCACCCGCCCATCAGGATTATACACCTCTCCGCAAGTTGCGGCTATGTACTCGTTATAAGTAACTGTATTACCGACTGCGTGGGCTTTCACAAATTTCCTTACATCTTCCGGATCAGATATAGCCAAAGAACGCTTTAGTGGACCATTATATTTAGGAAATTTCACAAGTGCTTGATCTAAGTTAGTTATAGCCTTTTTTTCTTCGTTTGTCAATCCTATGCCGCGCCGCAACTTCTCATTGATAGCGTAAAAGTCACTGGACACCCAGCGATTGATTGCGTATTCTTCCTCTTCCGTCAAGCCCGGGTCTCTCTTCTCCACATACTTTTCATACCACTGGCTATAGGTCATATCTGCCGGTACGGTCATGGACTTGCCGGTTACCGGGTCCCTGGCCCAGCGGGTGCCTGTGCGGTTATTGGTCACCGGCACGGTAATACTGCGGCAGAAAGGGTGCATAGGCGGCAGGTTCTCGCCTGCTTTTGCCTCTTCCACCAAAAAGGTCTTGCCGTCCAGCTGGCGGCAGATGGCGGAGGTGCGCAAATCCAGGGTCGCCATAAACCGATACCGGGTAATGCCCGCTGCTTTATAGCCCTCTAAAAAGCCTTGGTTGGAGAAGTAGTTGACCTCTGTACGGATCAGGCGGCTGGCGCAATAGCGTTGCCCGCTGTCGCTATCTGCACCTATGCAGTCCTCCAGCAACCGCTCCTCCATATCGTGCAGGGTCATACCCGTCATACAACCCACCTCAATCGTGCGCTGCAAGCGCTTGCAAAAGGCGGCGTTATTCTTCCACACACGATCGGAATAGTTTTTGCCGCTCCACTTATGGGTAAGTGCGGCCTGTACACGGCGGTCGCTGATCAAGCGGAAGTCATATAGACCATTCTGCTTTTGGTCGTTAAACACAGTGCGATAGTACGCTTGTTTGAGTGTATCTGTCAGTCGCGCTTTCGCCAGCCGTTCCTCCCGCACGCCCATGGCTACGGCTTCCGCACGAATAGCGTTCTGTAAAGCCTGCAAACGGCTGATACGGTCCGCATAGGCCGGTGCGTCCAGCATAGCGATCAACTCCCGCCGTGCCTGTGGTTCCTTAGTCTGTTGTAGCTGTTCCAGCAGACGCTGGCGCTCCTCTGCGGTTTGGCCTGCGCTCAGCAGCTGCAAGGCATAAGCCTGGCTGATCTGACCGTTTTTAACATACCGGCGGAGAATACGCTCAATTTGCTCGTTGAGCTGCTCTACACCCTGGGCGTACATACGGTTGACCTCCACCATCGTAGCGGTGGTGCGTGCTTGCAGCAGGTGTTCCAGGTCAACCGTTCGCCTTTTCCAATACTCTGCTGCTTTCATAGGTTAAGCGTCCTTTTCTTTGTCTTGCTGTTCCTGATCTGCCGACTGTCCCTTTTCATCAGCTTTGTCCTCCGCCTTGGCGGCAAAGCTGTCCATATATTGCTGCTGGTTCTCCTGCTTTTGCTGTTTCATGTTCTCCACAGCTTCCGCCGGGTCCTTAACGAACCATAGCAGGGACAGCAGCGTCTGATCGTCAACCAGTCCGGCATTCTTCAAGGTGCACACCATCTGCACGATCTGCGCCTCATCAATGGGCAGGGCCACAGTAAACACCATATCCACATCATCTACGGACACCGGGTCTATACCGTTATGGGCCAGCCAGTTGTTGTATAAGGTCCAGCGCTTTTTCAGCCCCGCCTCCATGGCGCTCATCTTGCTTTTCACCAGCAGGTGCAGGGCAAGCAGCTTGAGCTTTAACGCCACGCCGCTGGCATTACCGGCAAAGGCCTGGTCTGTCATATCCGGGGTTAGGGTCATCTTGTGAATATCCGATACCAAGGTATCGTCCAGCACCTTCATGGAGTTTTCGTCAAAGGTCTTTTGTATGTATTCCAACCGGGCGTCCTGCGGAATGCCGTCAATGAGCCGGTCTCGCTTGGCTGCCTCCATGGTGTCCTGGGGCAGAACCGCGCCGAATGCTGCCAAGATGGAATTAACAAATTTGCGCTTATCTGTAAGCCGATCAGACAGCAGCTCGTTTCTGGCGTCAATCAAGTTGGCCACCTGTTCAAAGTCGCCCTGCCGCTCCTCGTTGTTCTCATAACACACCACCGGCACCTCATCAAAGAAGTGTGGCACCGGTGCACCCACCGGGTTGTACACATAGTTTTCTTTATCCAGCGATGTGCTTTCGTACTGCTGATACTGGGTAGCCGTATAGACTGTTACCGCATAGTACCGGCTGCGGTCTGTGCGCTCCCGCTGCTCAAACCACAGCGCAAACAGATCCTTATGCTCCACCGTGTCATCCTGCACCAGGACAATTTGATCCGGCGCATACACTGCGGATCGCGGGCGCGGCTGCTCCTCTGTGCTGGCATACAGCAGCTCGCAGCTTTCGCCGTATATACCCATGGCCTTGCCAATCCGCTGATCTATCGTAGCAATATTCTGACTGTGATAGGCAGCCATAACGGCAGAAATGTCAATTTCCTTGCTGCACAGATCGCACAGGCCGTCTTTGTTTTCGTCCACAGCGTTGTGCCGGATCAGGTTACCGCTTTCCCGATCCAGCTTTGCCTCCACCGTAGACACCAGGGACAGCTTGGCCTGGCTGTCTTTCTTGTCCTTGTCGTTACAGTCATACTTTACCGGCTCGCTCAGAAAATAGCCACGGATAATATCCACAATGTACTTGGCATAGTTAGCCTCGGCCCGCACATCGTTCTCGTCCTCTCCTCGGTGGATTTGCGGCACGCCAATATATCGGCCATAGAGGGCACGGCAGCGCCGCTCATATTCGTTTGCCCGACCGACCACATAATCGATCACAGCAGACGGCAGTACGCCCTGTTCCGCCTCCGGCACATCCCGCCGGTTCATGTAAAGTATCATCCTATGTCCTCCTTGTTACGATCCGCCCCAGCGCCGTACTTACAAAGTAACGCATAGCGTCCATAGCGTGGTCGTCCTGTTTGACCGGTTCGTCCCGGCCCACCTCCGCCGCTTTGTCATACCAACGGTAGGCGTAAAATTCCGCAATGGTACGGGTGCAGTCCTTGCTGAACAGCAGATCCGCCCGCTGCAATAGCGTACATACGGTACGGATTCCATCCAGCACCGCGTTATCCGCCTTTAATACCTTGAGCCCCCGCCTTTGCAGTTCTGTAATGAAAGAGGCCGCCGAAGGGTCAACCACTACGCAGGTATACGGCGTATCGCCGATAAAGGCCATCATCTCGTCCGCATACTCTGCGTCCGTTCTTTGTTTATGGTTCTCTCGCCCGGAATAGTAATATTCCTTGGTGCATAGCCATTTGCCATGGTATTTGCGCCACATCAGGAACACCGTAGGGTTTAGCGTACCGTAGTCCACACTGATATAGGCAGAACCTTGCAGTTCACTCTCCGGCGGCAGCGGAATACAGTGCCGCCTTTCGTCAAACATATCGTAGATCAGGCCCTCTGCCACTTTCCATTCGCCCAGGATATACCGAGCATAAAAAACGCCCGCGTACATCGTTCTGTACCGGGCTTTGACCTCCTCTGTCAAGGACAAGTTATCGTCCATCGTAAAGTGAAGGTAGAGTATTCGCTTTTCTTGCCGCTTCTCCGGCAGGATCCATTCTTCATAAAACCAGTGGTGTGGGTTATCCGGGTTGCAGTTGAACCAGAATTTTGCACCACTGACAGAGCACCGGGCGGTGGCCTGCTGCACAAAGGACTGGGGCATTAAAGCCACCTCGTCAAAGAACACACCAGCCAGGGTCATACCCTGGATCAGATCCTGGCTGCTTTCGTCCTTGCCGCCAAAAATATAAAATGCGTTTTCCGTACCACCCCGCGTCACCACAAGCACATTGTCGCTACGGCTGTATTTTACCTGATACCCGCGACTTTGCAGCATTGCAGGCAGAAAAGAAAGCACATTCCGGCGAAAGGAGCTGATCGTCTTACCGCACATGGCAAAGTTCATGCCGCTGTAGGTACTCATAGCCCACAGAATATAGCTAAGCGCCATACTCACCGTCTTACCGGATCGTATAGCGCCGTCTGCAATTATTCCGTTTTTGTCGCTCACAGGTGACGTTTTGCACCACCAGGTGAGCACCTGGAGCTGCTTGGCGGAGAATGGCTGAAAATGAAAGGTACTTATTCTTCCCATACCTGTTCACCCGCTTTCTGCTCCAAGGCTTCCAAGAAGCCATCGTCCGTCTGTTCATCTTCATGCCCTCGGGCCAATTCAAAGTGACGCAGAAGCTCTGCCAGGGCTTTCACCCGATCAGAGGTATTCGGCGGCTTCGCCGTCTCTGCAAACCCGATGGAGCACAGTGCGTTCAGCACATCCGTTGCGGTGAAATCCAACTTGTCCAGCTTTCGCTTTTCCAGGTCAGCGATAAATTTTTTTACCTTATCATTTCTTAGCAATCGGCTTGCTTGGCTTTCTGCGCTCCCGGGCGCCTTACAATTTGGGTAAGCAGCCTGGTAGGACCGTTTCCCATTATGGTCGAGCACATATTCATAACAGAACAACCTTTGTTTAGGTGTTAAGGTCTCTTTACCCATGCTGCTCACCTCCTTTGTAATAATTGCGGATTATATGCTGTTATTTTTTCTGTTTGCTGTCTGGGAAAAATTCATCCAGTATTTCAAGCCGAATTCTATTTTTGCGGGTTGCTTTCTCAAAACACCGCTGGCAAATCAGTATAATCACTGCTGCTATTGCTGAAGCAACTACAACCACGCCGAATATCTCAATATGACTATTCTGAATGTCACTCATCTTCTGTTGTATCTTTTGAATTATTCCAGCATAGTTTGAGTATTCTTTAAGCAATGTTTGAAACTGATCTTTCAAAATGTCATAAATCTTACTTTGAAAGACTGCAAACCATGAAAATATCATCGATATTACAGAAATCGTCAAAGGAGTAGTGTTTATCGCGGTTTTCTCTTCGGCCTCTGCTAAAATGCGTTCGCGTCGGCGTTCCGCCGGAGAAAGGTTAGTCAGTTCCATCTTGATCTTTTCATACTCTCGAACTTTACGATTTTTCCGTTTCTTCTTCTGCTGCTTGCCTAAAGGTTTTTTAGAGCGTTTACGCATGTATTTGTTTTCCCCCCTTTCGCTCACCATAATTATAGCACATCTGAAAACAGGCCTCGTAATAACCGCATTTTAGGAAGGGAAAGCACAAATGCAAAAACCAAAGAGCGCACCGTTTGGAGCGCTCTTTCAATCTGTTTGGCAGTTTATACTATAACACAGACGGCAACCTGCATACTATAACATCAACATGCATTGCATAGTGGTTTTTTTAATTTTCGCATTCCAGCATATCCAGGGACTGCGGATGAATGCGAGAGACCAGGTGATTGTATGTAATATCTTCATCTACAGCGATCTTCTCAAAAGTGTCACCGTTCAAATACCGCCGACGCAACACACGCCGGTGCAACGGACTGCGCACCTGCTCAATAGCAGTCTCAATTTCTGCCCGCTGCAACAGAGCAAGCTGGACTTGTTGGTCCAGCTTCTCTTTCAGTTCTATAATGCGATCTACCGTCAAGGTAAAATCTGCCCGCTGCCCGCCTCCCGGTGTGGGAGAGAGGGAAGCCGTGATCTTTTGCGCCCGGCTGTTCAGTTCTTCGATCTCCTGTTGTGTAATCTCAACCTCCGCCCAGCACTCCCGATAGCGTTGCAGCCATTCCTTCTTTTCGTTGTTCGTCATTTTTCCTCCTGCTTTTTATTCCGCTCATTTCTTAAAGTTCGGACCAAAGCCGATCACGCCGAAAAATGCAACAATGACCGCCCCGGCCACAAGAATAATTTGTGCTGCTGTACACATCCTGCTCACCTCCCTGTGCTCCCGAACCCGCCATTTCCGCGTTCGGTGTCTGCCAGCTTGTCCACCAGTACCAACTCCGGAGTGTCGATCTTGACCACCACCAGCTGGCTGATTTTGTCCCCACGGCGTACAGAGTAATCCATACCGCTGTGATTGTACAGCTTGACGGTAATGCTGCCGGTGTAGCCCACATCAACCACGCCCTCGCTGGTGATTCCGTATTTCATATTCAGTCCGCTTTTTGATTTGAGAAAGCCTGCTGTATTTGGCGGCAACTCAATATGTACGCCTGTGTCAATGGTCACCGCTCCGTGTGCTGGAATTACCGTGTCCACCGGTGACAGCAGGTCAAGCCCCGCATCCGTATCATGTGCTCTCACAGGCATTAACGCCTGCTTGTCAAGTTGAATGTTCATTCTTCCACCTCGCTGTTAAGCCATTCTTCTATAAATGGAATACATTCAGCACGTTCTTCAACATTGAGGCAACATGCAACTATCGAGTTAATGAGTTTTGCCATTTCCTCAATACTCATATTTTTGTTTCGCTCGTAATTTGTCATTTCTGTGCCTCCTTTCTTTTCCTAAAACAAGTCCATATTTCCGCATATTTTTCACAAGGTTTAAAGCCTTTGTTTTTACTGCACAGTTCATAATGAATACAATCTTTGCAAGTCATTTTTCATTCATCCTTTCCAACGCTTATATCTCATCCCCAAAAGAGTTCCAGCCTTTTCGGGTGTTTCTTGCAAATAACTCCACCTTGGAACAGTTAGGGAACATATCTTCAATCATTTTGTAAGCGATTTCGGGCTTTTTGGAATGGCTTGTTGAGTGTTCTCGCAAAACAGTGGTATATTTGCCACGATATTCTTTGATTGGCATAAGAATTTTTCCTTTTTTGTAAAACCACAATAAATATTCGTGCGAGTATCTTACAGTAAACGCAGGAGCAACGCCGTTTTCTTTATCCCATATAATACGAGCGTGCAATTCATACCCTAACTCTCGCATAAATTTTTCCGTTTGCGGTAAAAACTTGTCAATCGTCCACATAAAGACATTGTGTTTTTCTGCGGTGTTATTAACGAGAAATTGTTTGTGCAGCTCTTTTATATCGCCGAGGTTCATGGTCTTATAATCAAGCTCTTTGCCTTGATTTGGTCTGCATTTTCTTGTATTGCCTTTTTTCTGCTGCCACGGCGGGTCGGAGTATATAATTTCATATTTTTCCGTATGTTTTTTTAGATTATCAATAATCACTCTTTTTCATCCTTTCCAAGTTTTAAGGCGTGCAGATACGCTATTTCAAAATCAAACTTTTTCATTTTTTACTCCTTTAACTTCCTCGGCTGGTCTGGAAGCTCTCGCCAATGAGTAACAGACTCAATTTCTGCTCCACGCATATCGTGCCAAATTCGTGAAGCTGGGGCATACCAACCGCAATACACTTCTCTTGTTTCAAGACACACAATTACATCTCTATATGAGTCCGGTAAACTCTCATTTATGCTGATCCAGCCGTCCGGCCGGTTAAAACTTGTCATTCCTGTACACATTGTCCGTCCCCCTTATCCGTCTACATGCAATAAAATGCAGGGCTTCCAGAAATCATCGTACTCATTGACTGTTTGTTCCACGAGGGTATTGAATTCATCGTCTGACAGATCCCGGTACTGTTCTTCTCCAGCCAGAACATTTTCCACATCGTCTTCAAAGTCATCCCTGTCTGTGTAGCACTTACACTCGTCAATTTGCTGTCCGCAGTCAAGAAATTCTCCTTTTTTCGCACTTACATAGCTGCAACTCATATAAGAATAGTCACCGTTGTTCGCATTGTCTCCTGCAAATACCAAAATCGGCAAATCCGGGTTTTCTACAATGAGCTGTTTTAGTTCATCTGCTGAGTGCAGCAGACCGGTCGGTTTTCTTTCTTCGCGAGTCATTATTTTTCTCCTTTCAATCTTCATACCACTTCTTGTGACAAACCGGGCAAAAGTCCGTGTCCAGCACAAACGGCTTACCGCAAACAGGGCAGTCCTCGTCAAACTGCACTAACATTACGCTGCGATGATCTTCCGGAGGTGTCCAATCGCCTCCAACAACACACGCCGTTGCATATACGCCCTCGGAGATAAACTGCCCAGTTGTTCTCGCAAGATCAGCAGCGTAATTTTTGATTTCAACCAGCGTTGGCTGCCTCTGGCTTCCGGTGAAGATGATTGCCGTGCCATCTTCATTCCATTCGTGCGTTATTTTGTTTTTTGCCATTCCTTTTCCCTTCCATTCTCGCAGCTGTACTGCCCCCTGTGTATCGTCTTACCGTCCGGTGCCAGGTGTTTGCGGCAGCCATATTCATTGCTGCCCAAGTTGCGGCCATACTGGCAGCGATCACAGCGCACATAGAATGCACATTGTTCAGCCATCTGTCCGTGCCCTCCAGTTCCGCAGCTCGACCTCCACATAGCCATCCAAATCATAGGTCTTGAGCACTTGCAGCTCCACCACCTGCTTGTCATCCGGGTAGGCCAGGCCGTTCAATGCATCCAGCACGATCTTGGCGATGTTGTCCGTGTCCGGCTTTTTGGTGGGCAGCACACTGCCGGCCATCATCTCCACCTTGCGCTTTTTGCTGGAACTCTTGGGAATGCCAAACGCTGCAATGATTGTTGCACTGACCGGCTCGTCCACAGCGAAGGCCATCAGATCTCCATATTCCTGCCGGTAGCAGAACCGCACCTCTTCCTCGTAGTCCTTGGTCTTCCTGGGCGTATATGTAGCAATATGGTCACCCCGGCACACAGCCCGGTGCCGTCCCTTGCCCTGGGGCTCTCCCGATATCGTCAATCGTACCATCATCTTGCTGTCACCAGCCTTTCATAAATCTGCTGGGCCATTGCTGCCGTGGCCAGCTCTTCATCGCCGTGAGCGTTCAGCCGCTTGGCGTACCGCAGCAGCGGCTCCGGATTGTTCTCATCCACCAGCATGTACCCAAAGTCACCGGTGACGATGGGCACGCCCTGTTCCTGCATAGTCTTACGCTCCGATCTCAGATCCCGCTCGCTAATGCGCGTCCGCCGCGCTAACTCTTTGCCCCTCACCGGCATGCCGGGCGGGATCAGTGCGTCATAGATCAACGCCTGCCGTGGTGTCAGTTTGTTCAGTTCCATAGGCTCCTCCTAAAACTTGATGTCTGTGTTGTTCATGGTGTCCCGCTTGATCTGCTCCAGGTCGTAAGACGGCGGGCTTTGCAGTGCTCCGCTGTTCTTCCTGTCCTCTGCGCCCCACTTCTGCAAAACAGAGAAGTGGTCGTAATAGGTCTTGTGTGTGTTGTGAATGTGGAAGGACAAGTTTTTGATCAGTCGCTGCCAGTCAAGTGGGAATTGCTTTTTCAGCTTCGCATATTCCTCATCGGTTAATCGCACATTCTTAAACTCGCCATATAATTTTGCAGGCGTGCACGCGCTCGCGCGCTCTCTCCCTTCTCTCATTCTTTCATTCTTGCATTCTTGTTTATAGAAAGCGCTTGTTATTTGATTGTTATCTGTTTGTTGTTTGTTTGTTATTTGATTGTTATCTGTTTGTTGCCTATCGTTTTCCAACCCTTGATATTTGGCGTAGTTACGCAGAATAATAACGGTATTTTTGTTTGTTACATTCTTGAAAATCTCGCCAGTTTTTTGAAGGTGTTTCAGCGCCGTTCTCACTTGCATATCTGACAGCCCGCTACCGCTTGCCAAAGCGCTGATGGAGGTTACCACGGAGCCGCTGCTCAGCGTTTGGCCTCGCCATTGCTGCGGCTCCCTGTTGACGATAAGCAATAAATGCAAGAACAGCTTGAATGTGGGTACATCGGTGTACCACTCCCAATCCAGCAGTTGCCGGTAGGCTTTCACCCAACCCTGATTGCTCATATCTACTCCTTAAAACGGCAGGTCGTCGTCATCATCAATGGGCTCAAACTCTGCGTCATCTGCCGGTGCGCTGCCTGTGGTCGCCTGTGCGCCACTCTCTGCCTTTGAGCCGCAGAAGGACACCTGGCTGGCCACCAGCTGCACGCTCTTGCGTTTCTCGCCGTTCTGGTCCGTATAGTTGTCTGTCTGCAAAGAACCCTCAACGGCGATCATAGAGCCTTTATGGAAGTATTTGCACACAAATTCTGCCGTCTGCCGCCAGGCGGTGCAGTCAATAAAGTCCGTCTTGCGCTCCTCGCCGGCCCGCTGAAAGTTGCGGTCCACAGCTACCTGAAAACGCACGACAGAAACGCCTGTGGGCGTGGCTCTCAGCTCCGGTTCGTAGGTCAGTCGACCCATAATTACAACGCTGTTAATCATAGATAATTCCTCCCAAAAATAGATATAAAGTCCTTGTCCGGGTAGGCAGCTTCAAAAGCCTGCTGCCCAACCCGGTGTAAATAGTCCATCGTCTGCTTGCAGTGGTGTGCACCTCTCGGCGGCTCGTTGTGGCAATTATGGCACAGGAGCACCGTCAAGCCGTATTTCTCGCTTTTCCGTCTGTTATATGCCCCAAATACATGGTGTCGCTCCAGGGCCCGCACAGAGCCGCACAGGTAGCACTGCCGCTGCTCTTCCGGCTGAATAATGCTCTTCTTCACTGTTTCCGTTCCTCCCAAGCAGACATCAGCTGCGCAAGCTCCGCCGGCGGCATAGTCTCAATGCCCAGTGCTTTGCAGTCCTGCACCACAGCGTCTATCAGCCTGGCCATACGCTTCGTCCCGTAGCAACTGGTGCCGTAATAGAACCGCACCAGCGAGGTGCGCGGGTAGATTCCATCATCCACTTTCTCCGCTGTCCAGCCCAGGCCGTTTCTCCCCCATGATTTCGTCATGGCATTCACGGCACTGTCCGGCAGTTGGTAGTCCACAGACTTGCCATACTGCCGCACATAGCCCTGGTAAATCTCGTCCTTGGTGATCTGCGGGTCGTTCTTGGCCAACTCCGCTTGAAGCTTGCCGATCAACGCCCACATGTAGGCGTTAGCATCCAGGCTCCGGCGTTTCGGCTTTGGCTTAATCTCCAGCACATAGTCCTTTTGCTCTGCCAGGGAGCCTATGAACGCCCCCACCTTGGCCATAGTGGGAACCAGGTCAGCTTTTTTGAATTCGATTTTCATCTTATAGCCCCAGCTTCATAAAGATTTTGTCCGCCTGCTGACGGCTCAGGTCCTCAATGCGGCTGACCTTGTAATAGGCCAGCGCCTTTTTCAGTCGCTCGTTTTCAGCGTTTTCCTTAAGGATTGCCACTTGGTCCGGGCTGATTTTTTCCGCTGCCTGCTGCCGTGCCTGTTCTTTCTTCGCGTCCTGGGGCTGCACCTGCTGGTACTTTGTCCGATCAGCTGCCCAGTACACATCTGCACCGAACCCTAACATCTTGCAGCACACCGACAGAGCGTCCGTATAAGCCATCTTGTAGCACTCATCGGAGGTGTACAGGCCGCTACGCTCCTTAGCCACCAACGAGGAACCGCCAATACCCGGAATAGGGGCGCTCCATTCATCGTTGTACTTCACATAGAGCAGCAGTTGCACATACACAGTCACCACGCCATCCGCACCCTGATCTTGCCATGTGCGGCTGACTTCCACCTTCCAACCGATACCACAAGGGCCAAACTGCTCCGTCAGTGCCTTGATACGCCACATTGGGTTAATATCAGTCATGCCCTTTAAGCGGCCTGCGCTAATGTTCTTCTTGGCGCTGTCCGGAACCTTGCGCACCGCCTCATATATCTTCATGTTCTCCATTCCATTCACCTCACTTGATCACGCAGCCGGGGGTCTCAATCAGTGCCGCACCGGCTACCGTCTCCCCCGCCAACAGAGCTTTTCGGATAGACGCCTTGTCCACCTTGGGCGGCTGGGGCTGCATGTATTCCGCCGGCACCGCTGCCAGATTGAACACATCCACCGACTTGCTCGATGTACTGGTCAGCACGAACCGTCCGGCCTGCACCTTATCCTGCTGGGTGGCAGCCAGGTACTGTGCCAGGGTCTTCTTCATGCGCTTAATGGCGTTGTCCGCCCGCTTCTGTTTTTCAGCGAAGAAGTCCTTTTCTCGCTTGTAGTCCTCCGCATCCGCCGTCAGCTGCCGGATCACCATACCGTAGTCCTCCAGCTTCTCCGGCACCATCATGCTGTCCAGTGTGTCCTGGACCGTCTGTTCATCAATCTCTCCGGCTTCCAGCAGCTCCATCAGCTGGGCTGCCTGGCCGGTCAGTTCATACAGTGTCGCCATATCGTTCTCCTTTGTCTATATTCAATACAATGCGGGCCTTTGCCCGCTCCTCCGGGTCGCAGTCTTGGGGGCAAAAGCCGTAGTCCTGCACAAACTTGTCCATCTCTGCGTTGGTCATCAGATCACCCCCAGGTCGTAGCAGCTGCGAAGCCAGTTTTCGCTGCGCCGTACAATGGTCACTTCCTTGTTGTTCTCGTCCAGCAGCTGCTCCAACTTCTCGCAAGCACATTCCCAGCAGTAGCTGCCGCTGGGCTCATCGTTGCCTGCACCGATGGAGAACCCATAGCCCTCAATAGCAATGTCGCAGCTGTCACAGGCGATCACGCCCGCCTCTTTGTCATACATCGGCATTCTCCTCCTGCTTGTCTTCGTCATACACCAGCGGGCGAACAAACCCATACGCCTTAGGCAGCGTCAGCAGAGCCTCGCTCACAGGTACAGACACAGCCTCCAACACATCGTATGTACAGCCCTGCACGGCCACTCTGTAACCGGACTGTATATCGCTGAACCCAGGAGCACGGCACACCTTGCCGTTGGTCATGATCACCAAATCCATATATTCATTACTCATTGTCATTGTCCTTTCCCAGTTTTAAGGCGTGCAGATACGCCACATCAAAATCTGTCAGCGGCGCCAGCAGCACCACTCTATCCTTATCATCTTCAACCACCAGCTGCTTGTCCTGTCGGAGCTCGTCCTCGTCCTTGGGTAGTACGAACACTGCCAGGGCGATCAGTGCGCAGCCGGTGCCACTGATTACAACGGACACCCACCAGTACGGATTATCCGCCACAAGGCAACAACCCAACATCACCAGCAGAAAGCCGGTGATCACCAGCACTATCCCTGCCTTTTCTCTTTTCGTCATATCTTCGCCAACTCCTTAACCTCGTCCGGGTGCTGGGCGTAGTAGTCGCTCATGCTCTCTGTGAGCCGGTGCGCCATCGCCGCCAGCATGCGGCTGTGTTCTTCTTCCGTCAAGTCCTCCAAGGGCTTAACCTTGCCATCCACCATAACCATGATCACGGTGGTCAGTTCTTTCTTCATTTCGTCACCTCAATTAAAGTTACGCAAGGCCGGATTGTCCGTATGCCTTGACTTTTTTTCTCTCAACGCCTATACTATAGGTGTTGATAATTGTGTTTACTCATTATATTAAGCTTATCAACTCCTTCGACCGACTGTTCCCGCAGTCGGTCCTTTTTATTTGCCAGCCCTTAAATCAGCAGCAGACCGCCCGCTGCGATAAATGTGATGTTGGGTGGGGCGGGCGTGCGGGAAATCAAAAAAGAAAAGAAAAAAGAAAGAAAGAGAAATGAAAAAATATTTCCCCGCTGCCTGCTGCTTATCTAAAGGCTGGCCGCTCCTGCTCGCCGTCTCATTATTGGGACACCTTGCACAAAAAAATATCGACTTTATCAGCCGCTTTCGTAATTTGCAGGACGCTGCAAATTCGTTCAATTTCTCCGGTCTTGAAGTCACTTCTATTGTTAATTTTAAGGCTCAATGTGTCCTTGTTCATGCCTATTTTCTGTGCAAGGCTTGTCTGTGTTAAACCCGCACTGGCAATAAAACCTAATAGACGATTCTTATTAACCAAGCTAACACCTCCTTTTGTCTTGCTTTTCGTTCCATTTTTGGGACGACTTAATCATACCACACCAAGAAACCGATGTCAAGCATTTTTGGGACGATTTTTTGATTTTCTCCGATTTATCCTTGCTTTTTTGGGACGCTTGTGTTATTATCATTTTGCAGAGGTGATAATTTATGAACGAAATTGCCGAACGATTACTTGATCTCATTAATCGAAACAACGCAACTTACGGCGAATTATCAAAACAAACTGGAATACCTAAATCCGCTATCCAAAGATATGCCACTGGAGAAACGGAAAAGATACCTATTACAAGAATAGAACTACTCGCCAAAGCACTCCATTCAAGTGCAGCCTATCTTATGGGTTGGGAAGAACCCACCTCTCTCCGTGCCCCGGAAGTAACAGAAGATACGGTGATCTTCCCGGTAATCGGTGAGATTGCCGCAGGGTATGACTACCCTGCGTACGAGGACTGGAGCGGCGAGACGGTAGAAATACCCAAGTCTTACCTGCACGGCCGCAGCCGGGACGACTTCTTTGTGCTCTCTGTTAAAGGTGACAGTATGTACCCC